CTGATGCCGGCCATCGATGAGGAAATGCGCCGCAAGGCGAGCTAGGAGTCTTTGTGGCCCTCCAACTGCACACCACGCTGCGGAACCTGCGGGCCCTGCAGGTCGTGGCGTTTACCGGGGATGCGGCGCTGCTCCGGCTCTATACGGCAGGCTACGCACAGATGCTGGTCGAGTTTGTCTGCGGCACCCCCTTTGCGCCCGAGCCGGTTAACGGCCAACTCACCCTGACCGCGATTGCCGATGGGGTGGCACAGGCGTCAGGCGATGCGGCACTCGGCAGGGTGTACAAGCGCGATAGCACGACGATCGCCATGCAGGGGCTCACGGTATCGAGCATGATGGGTACGGCGCATATTCGTTTAGGGCAAGCTGATATGAGCATTGAAGCCGGGCAGACGGTCAGTGTGCAGAGCGCCGTGATTCTGGAGGGAGATGCGTAGTGGCGAACTTGATCAAATATGGGGCGATCGGCGCCTTAACGTTGGCAATTCGGGGCGATGCGACTGCGCCCACCCTGAAGAACCTGGCGAACAATGCGCGGGTGCTCTCAGACGAGATTAGCACGCGCGACATTCTCAGCGATTGGCGGTTACGAGTCCGACTTGCGGTAGCTCCTACCGCGGGGCGTCTAGTGCTGGCGTGGTTTGTGATCGATGTGGGCGATAACAACGAATACGAGGATGGTGATTCGGCCACAGAAGGGTTGAAGGCTCCTGATCTTCTGTTCCCGGTGCGAGCTGTGACCACGCAACAGGTGATTGCGGTGCGGGGTATCAGGAAGCCGAATACCCCCTTTAAGGTGCTCGTAAGAAACGACACTGGCCAGGCATTCACGAACGTTGACAATGAATCACAACTCCATTGGAGCGCATATAATGATGAAATACAATAATAAATAAACTATAATTACAAGATATGCGGCTCGGACGAACTAGCTATTCGTTGACACAAAAGTGCTTCTTGCCTCGGTGAGCACTGAGCCGCATATCATCGCAACTGAGGAAAAACAAATCCGAGGAATAGATACCATGACAGCAAGGCGCATTGTAAATAGTGGTGAGAAGTTTGGACGCTTAACGATTATTAAGGAAGTTGAGAAAAGAAGAAATAGACGCTTTCAATGTATTTGTGAATGCGGAGAGATTGTTGAAGTGTTTTTGTGCGCCCTCGTTACTAGGCATACTCAATCTTGTGGGTGTTTACATATAGATCATATTAGCACGCATAGCGATGCTGGGTTTGGTCGAACGACCAAACTATATAATGTATGGCGCACTATGCGTCAACGATGTTCCAATCCGAATTATCCGGGATATGACAATTATGGTGGTCGTGGCATCCACGTATGTAACGAGTGGCAGGAAGATTTTTCAGTGTTTCGTGAGTGGGCATTATTTCATGGATATGAAGAAGGCCTAGAAATTGACAGAAGAAACAATGATCTTGGCTACAGTCCTGATAATTGTCGATTTGTCACAAGGAAAGAAAACTTGCGCAATACGCGCGTTGCAAAATTTATAACAGCATTTGGCGAAACAAGGCATATCGCAGACTGGGTAGAAGATAGTCGTTGCATAGTGAGACGAAGCGCGTTGTTCCAGCGTATTTTTCTCTATGGTTGGGATGCAGAACGAGCAATAACTACTCCTGCGCGTTTTAGAAGAAAGTAGACCATGACCTACTCAGCCACCCTCGCACGTCTTCGTAAGCCCTCCTGGGTGGAGTTGACGAATCAGCAGGGCGCCTGGCGTACCCACCCGCGCTACCAGGGTTGTGTGGGCCACTGGCTCATGGCCGAGCATGGGGGGCTGACAGTGTACGACCTGACAGGTCGGCCCCTCTCCAACGGCGTGCTCACGAACATGGACCCGGCGACAGACTGGACGCTTGGTTCGCAGGGGCCACGTCTCGACTTTGACGGCTCCAACGATTATGTGAGCCTGGGCAATGCGAGCACCGGAGACCCGCTCGACTTGGGGCAAGCGAATGACTCTTTCACGCTGCTCTGTCGATTTACCCCCGCCAGTAGTGGGTCTCTACGTATTCTGGTGAAGCGGGCGAGCGGCTCGAATGCCTGGGCATACGTGTGGGGGCTCACGAGTCTGCGCCTGGATTTCCAATTGTGGAATGCGACGGCCAATCCGTTGCTCACCGGTGCCAGCACGTTGAGCCAGAACACGCGGTACAGCGCGGCCGCGGTGCGTGACCACGCCAACGGGCTGTTACGGATGTACCTCAATGGGCTGCCAGATGGTACTGCGGCCAACAATGCTGGGAATTTTGCGGTGGCGACGGCGACAGAGATTGCTCGAGGGAATGTCAGTTTTACCAGCCATTACCAGGGGACAATAGAGGAGGTGCGCATCTACAACCGGGCGCTGACGCCCGCAGAAATCCTCTCCTGGCACTCGGAGCCGTATCTGGAGTTTGTGGAGACGCGCGCGGTGGGCCTAAGCATTGCGGGCGTCCCCGTGACGCTCGCAGAGTGGATGGCGGCGGTGGGGAGTCATCAGGGCAGTGCGGAGTTTCTGGGGGTCCAGTATGTCTGAGCAGCGTGATGACAGGCGAATCTTGCAGACCTTATATGCACGGAATGCGGCGGTAGTCACTATTGTGAAGGCGATATGGAAGCAGAAAACGTACCAACCGTCTGCCGGCGACACCCTGGTGGTCAATTTTCGGCAAATCCTGTGGATGCAGGTCCATGCGGGTCGCAGCATACTGGCCTGCCTGGCGAACGGCGATCTGGTGTGGTTTCAGGTCGCTGAGGACGGGACGCCGTTGTAGGGGCACAGGATGTTTGAAAACGTTGAGAAGGGAGAGGCATGCTTTTGACCTTTAAGACCGCTGAGATGATGCTGCTCAGGGCAGAGTTCCACGGTGGGCTCATACCGCCTGTCGGGGCTATCGTGACGCTCGCCAATCGCAGTGAGTGGCCTATCACCACGCAGCACTATCGTGTCACACAGATCTTCTGGCAGTATGAGGTAGAGATGTCCCGATATTCAACATACCAGGCTTTTGGTGGCAAGGATCTCGATCTCGAAGTCGTGCTCCTGGTGGCACCTGTTGAGACACAGTCGTAGGAGTCGAGTATGTCTGACACCATGGCGCAGATCGCCGCCCAGATTGCCCAGGAGCGCACCAGTCCGGTGATCGTCCATCCCAGTGACCCGCGCGCGCATCAGCGGCCCTGGTGGCGCCAGGGGGCGCTCCCGGTGGACAATCCGTTCCAGTCCTTAGGCGATAAATACTGTCTCTATTGTAAGGACCTGACCGATCATGACGAGGAGGCGGGCTACGCGGATGGGGTCTACGTGAGTCGCCAGCGCTGTAACCGGTGTGGGAGACCGTCTGGATTTGCGATTATGAATGCGGCGTTGATTACCCACGACAGACCGCTGCCCACGGTGGCGCTCCAGTGGTGTAATACCCGAGGGCCAGATAGGAGGTAACATGGCACGATACGGCGTCACCATTACCAGTTTTGCAACCTCAACAAGTGAGCGCACAGCGGCACTCCTGCATGCCAACGCGGCGGGGGAGCGGGGGGAACTGTTAGAGTACATTGCCACCGGCGATGGCACCACGGGCACGGGGCTCGACATTCAGCACCGTGCGAGTATCAAAAGTTATGATGGCACGACGGCAGGAACGCCGGGCAGCACACCTACGCCTGTCCCAGCCGATCAGTGGGCGAATGCGGCACGAGTGCTGGCACCGATTGAATTTTCAGCGGAACCGACGGTACTCGGCGTCGCAATTGTCCTTTTTGGCTTCAATCAGCGCGGCGGGTGGGGCTGGTGTCGCAGTGAAGGCGCAGGACTGCCGTTCGCTAACCGGGCGTCTGGCATCGTCGGGTGGGCCTGTGTGGTACAGTCGGGAGCGACGGGCGCCATCGATGGGACCTGTATCTGGGCTGAGGCGTAGGGTCAAGTAGGACTGTTCTATGGCTGTAGCGCAGCGGATACAGCGAAAATCCTTTCACTGGCGCCAGGATCAGCCGCAACACGGCTGGATAGGCGTCTACGCCCTTGCTGCGGCCTTTCCGTCTGAGCTGTTTCCCCCCATGCTCCAGCTGCTGAGTGCATCCATGCCTGGGAAGTCCGTGCGGCCTGCCTACGATCCAGGCTTCCAGCAACCGAATTTCTACTATATGAATATGATGGAGGGGGCAGTGTTTGACCCGGTCATGCTCCCGCCCATGCTCCACCTCCGCAGTATCGCTGTCCCACCTCAGGGGCGACGCCTTGTCTACGATCCAGGCTTCCAGCAACCCAACTTTTATTACATGGGCATGATGGAAGGGGCGATCTACAACCCGGCGCTCTTTCCCCCCCTGGCGCAATTGCATCACACGCCCTGGCTCCGCCGGCGTCCCGCCCCGCTTGATGTCGACCCGCAACCTGGCTGGCTGGGCATGGCCGATCCGGCGGACATCACGGCGACCCTCACTGTCACCCTCGAAGGCCTGCACGTGATGATTGATGCGGCGGTCAACCCGCTGGCCGTGCCAGGCCCCTGGCTCACGGCGGCGGCGCATGCGGCCACGATGGCAGGCACATCGGGCAGCTACCACCCGGTGCTGCTGGTGGATTTCCTGGACCACATGCGCACGTTTAGCACGGTGGTCGTGCCCTTCCGGACCACTGAGACCTTGCTAGAGCGTCTGGCTGACGGTGGGGTGGGGGCCATCACCCGTGACCTTGAAGAGTTGACGGATACCATCCGCCTTAGTGGCGCGAGTGTGCGACTGACGAACATCGGCAACCTCGCTAAAACGTTTACGGATACGGACATACCCCTGGACAATACCCCGGTCCGTATCCGCTGGGGGTACGAAGGGTTAGATGAGCAGTATTACGTCACCCTGTTTACGGGAAACGTCGACCGCTATTCGAAAACCCTTCGCACCCTTGATATGAGCCTGGTCGATAGCAGTGTGCAGCAAGGGCGAGACTTATCTATCCCGGCTGGCCCACCGTTCTTTCCGGATGCCCCCACCGAGAGCCGTGCCCTCAACTTGCCTATCTTCGTGGGCGTGCTCACGCATGCGGCGGCCATCCGAGTGAGTGGGAGCCTGATCGGGCAGACCATCACGGGCACGCTCGCCTTTGCGATGAACAACACGCAGCAACAGCTGTGGATGCTCGAAGTGGACGCCCTGTTTCCGGCGAGTGGCACAGTCACCGTGGCTGGCGAGACGATGACCTATACCGGGCGGACCCTGGAGAATATCGGCGGGATCACGTACCTGCGGCTCAACAACCTGATCCGCCCGGCGCCGGTGGCCCATGCGGTAGGGGCCGAGGTCGCCGCGGTGATTGCCGCGGAAGACCCCAACCCGACATTCGTCACCGGCTTTGGCGTGCGCACGCTCAATGCCATCCGCAAGAATGGGACGGCGTTGACGAGTGGCTACACCGTGGTGGCCCAGAGCATCCTGGGCAAAGAGGTCCCGGTCATTACGCTGGACGCTCCGCTGCTGGCGGAGGATGTGATCACGATTGATGTCAATGCTCTGACACCAGTGATCCCCTTCGGAGCTGCCCCGCCACCCCCGCCGCCTCCCGCCGAAGAGAGTCAGGACAACCTGTTCACGCTCAACGGCGGCTTCGAGGCAGGCAATACCAGTCTATGGACCACGACCAATGGCGGCGTATTGACGTTGAATACCCCGGATACCGTCACCCCGGTGGCCCTGGTGAACGGGGGCTTTGAGACGGGGGACATCACGGGTTGGATCACCGCGGCGCCGGGGGCCAACGTCAGCGTGGGAATGACCAATCCGCCAGCACACGTCGGCAGTTGGCGCGTCAGCCTGCTGGCCGACGCCGGGACGGCACAGAGTATCGTCGAGCTGTTCCAGGACATTGCCACGATCGCCAATCAGCCCACCAGCTGGAGTCTCTTCTACCGCAACAGCGCCGGCGCGACCGCCTCGCCACCGCAGGGCGAAGCCCAACTGGCCATCCAGCCAACCGGGAACCCGACCAGCCCGAACGCCTTTGACCTGCGCTTCCCCATTGCCCTGGACTGGACCTTTGCGCAGGGGACGTTTGTGCCAGACAGCGACAGCACCCGCGTCATTCTGCGCACCACCGCGCAAGACATCAGCAACCCGAATGTCGCGTGTTATTTTGACGAGGTCATCTTTGATGGCAGCATGCTGAATGTCAATAGCCCTCCGCCACCGGTCGAGGGCGTATACCGGGCGGAGTTGCGCGGGGGACTGCTCGACGATGGGGATGTGTATCGTGAACTGCCAACAGTCCCGAATCGGACGTATCGTCTGCGGTTCTACTATAAGAATGGGTATGTGAGCCCGACCGATCACGCCGTCACGACCGTCTCGCTGCGTATGCCCATGGCCACAGGAGGCTATGCGGATCAGGTGCTGCCCCTGGGGGACACAACGGCTGATGTGTGGACGCTGTTTGACACGACGTTTACAGCGGGGGCCGAAAGCACCACACGCATCACGGTGAAATCCCAGTACACGAATACCCCACTGTCGACGTTCCTCGATGCGTTTGTTGTGCACTTGGTGCCGGCAGGGACGGTGGCGGGGGAAACGGTGCCGCTTCCTATCCTCTCTAGCGAGACTGGGGAAAACCCGATTGACGCCATGCTGTGGCTGCTCGGGTATTTCTACGACGGAGCCACGTATAATGCCGCGGCGTTTGCACGCGCCAAGATGCAACTGGAAGGCTGGAAATTCCGCTCGCTCCTCACCAACCCTGGCCAAAGCAACACGCTGCTGCAGCGCATGGGCCATCAGTGCAAGAGCCTGGTGTTTCTGAACCGTACGGGGGATTACGACATCATTGTGCTTGATAGCTCGCGGGAGACGGTGTTTGGCTTCGACACAACGAACGTGGTGGAAGACAGCTTTGCGAGCAGCTCCGTCCCCACCGACAGCCTCTATACGGATTTCTCTGTCTATTACCGCACCCAAAACGGCGGCAGCACCGAGCCTGCGGATTATGCCGGGGTGACGCATTGCAGCCCGACGGAGACCAGTCACCCGGACGGGGACGACCTCGTGGCGACGTGTGCGGAGGCGCTCACGTTGTACGGGCGCCATCACCATCTCAATTTTTTCGCCGATTTCGTGCACGACTTCACCACGGCCAACGGCGTGCTGAGCTGGCTCGTCAACCGCTTCGCCATCCGCAAAGACGTGTACACGCTCCGCAGTTGGTTGGACGTGATAGGGCTGCGGCTCGGGGAAGTCGTGCGTATCGAGCATCCCGTTATCGGCGACGCTGAGGATGCCGTGTTGGCCGAAGTAGTCGGCTTGCATATTGATCCCCAGTCCCTGGAGCCCGGGGTCATCGCACGGAGTATCGGCCCGGCCAGTGGCTTGACACCCGGTATGCCGCTGGCGCCGCTCGCCTTTGACGATGTGGCGCTGGTGCGCAAAAACATTGCCACGCAATTGTTCATCACGGCGAACGACGTGGCAGGGGATGGCGCCACGCTGGACCTGGCCTCTGTCGATCTGGACCCTGCGACCGCCGGGCGCCAGACGACGTACACCGTCCCCGGTCAGGGGACGTTTGTGGTCGACAATGCCGGGGTGGTGACCTTTACCCCCGTGACCGATTTTGAGGGCGATGTGGTGGCGTCCTATACCATTGCCGATGACGATGGTCAGGTCTCTAATACCGCCAGTATCACCGTCAACGTCCGCGAGATTGAAAACCGGATTGTGGCGGGGGCAGGCAACGGGCTGGATGTCGTGCAACTCTTGCAGGGCCACATCTTGGAGCGCACCGCGAATGTGACGAACTGGACGGCCTTTCTCCGGCGAGGCAATGCTTTTGGCACCGTGCTGCGCTTGCAGGACGAGACGTATGCAGGCTGGATGCCTTTCTGGCTCTCGCAGGCAGGCACGCATACCGCCGAGGTGATGCGCCGGGATGAACCACCCACCCTCTGGACCACGGTGCAGACGTTCCCGGATGTGGCCGGGTTTTTCAGCTCACAGGTGTTCTCCGTCGATAGTGCCGCGTACTTTGGGAGCTACGCCATTACGGGGGGCAATAATCCGCGCATCTACCGCTTGTGCTGTGATGCACGCGATCCCGCCATTGCCCTGCTCAATGGCGGGTTTGAAAATGATCTGGAGGCCTGGCAGACGCTCCAGCCCATGCAGATCGCCGTTGGCACTACCGCACCCACTGCGCAGGAAGGCAGTAAGCGTGCGGCGCTGACATCGGTGGCAGGCGGCGCTAACGCGGTGGTCAAGCTCTGGCAGGATGTCGAGACGGTGGCGGGCTGTCAGGTCCAGTTTAGCGTCTGGTACCGCAATGACCCGGCGGCGGTGGCACAAGTGCTGGACATAAATGATGAGGTGGTGACGCCCTCACACGGACAGGCCGAGCTGGTCATTAACCGCCCTGGGCAGCCTGACGGTAATGCCTACGTGAAGCAGGCGCTGGCGATTCAATCCGGGGCCTGGACGCAGGTCACCGGGACCTTTACCCCGACGGGCGCGACCACACGCCTCGAACTTCGGGCGCTGTCCGCCCAGGTGGGACAACCGGCGATCCCGGTCTACTGGGATAACCTGACGCTGGACGTCAACGAATGGACGCTGGCGCAGCAATTTACCAGCGGGCTGCAGGTGAGTGCCCTGGGAGAATTTCAGGGCATGCTGTATGCGGCGGTGGAACATGCCGCGAGCATTCCCACGCTGTGGTATTCCATGGACGGGTATACCTGGAACCAGGTCGGGATGTCCCCCTTTGGCACCATGACCACGATTCAGGATTTTGCGGTCTATGGCGGTGCCTTCTGGGCCTCCGCCTACCACCGCGATTCACACGTCTGTGCCGTCTGGCGCTCGACCGATGGCATGGCGTGGAGTGTTCACCATACGTTCGCGACAGTCACCCACGGCCGCATCTACCAGCTGGCCACCGATGGGACACGGCTCTATGTGGGGCTCGGCGTGGTCGATCCAGCAGGTGTGGCGATGCGCGGCGAGGTGTGGGCTTATGACGGCGTGAGTTGGAGCCTGGATGTGGACCTGAATAGTCTCAGCGGGGCGCCGTCCGGCTTGCCCTGTGTGACGGCCTTGTACTGGAGTGTCGAGGAAAACCGCCTCCTGGCCGGGACGGGCGATCCACTGCAACTCCAGGAAGAGTTAAACGCGAGCATCTACCGGCGTAGCAGTACGGGGGTGTGGTCGCTGGAGACGAACTTTACCGGGCTCGATGCGATTATCAGCGTGGTGTATGACGTGACGCTCGCAACGATTGTCTTGCCGCCAGGGGGCTAGAGGGCTCTATGCCGTATCCCAGTTTCGCCAAAGCCACCTTGCCGACGCTGACGTTCAGCCGTGGCACAGTCTTTCCCTCCCACACGCCGAAGCGCTACTACCAGCGGCGCAGTCGCAGTGACGCGGGCACGGTGCGGGTGGCGACGACGAGTGTGGCAGAGCGGAGGCTTCTCCTCGTCTTCGAGCGGTTGCCCTACGCCGATTATGCCGCGCTCGGGGCGTGGCTCGATCATACGCTGATTGACGCCAGTGCCCAGACGTTTACCTATACCAATGAGGCGGGAACCACATACACGGTACGCTGGTGGCCGGAGGATGGCGAGAGCACGTTTGATCTGCCCGAGGTCGCGTATCAACTCTATAGCGGCGAGATTCCGTTATTGGTGGAGGTGTAACATATGCAGAGAACAATAGTCTGTCTGGTAGGGGTGCTGCTGGCGGCGGGGCTGCCGCTCGCCTCGGCGGGGGTCGTGGAGTACGACATCGTCTACGTGCGAGGGCCGCGCTATGGGGATACCCAGGACACGCGCTGGCAGGAGGTCCGGGACCCGCTGTCGGTCGAACCCGGCCAGGACCTCGTGCTCTTGCATCCCGATGGCCGCGAAGAGGTGCTGGTGGCGGGAGGTGATGGGGCCGTGGTTGATCCGGTCGTGTCCTTTGATGCGCAGTGGATCTACTACGCCCGATTCCCGAACGTGCGCGACCGTGAACAGGATCTGCCCGCTGCGCATGGGGTGCCAAGAGCCGGGAGCGATCTGTGGAAAATGCATATAACCACGCATGAGCAGGTGCAACTCACGCATGGCGAGTGGACCCCCAGCACCGGGACGGGGATCTGGGCGACCGATCCCGTCACGCCCTCGGCCACGCACAATACGGTCGGTTACCGGCCCTTCAACCTGGCACCCTGTCCACTGCCGGGGAATAAACTCATGTTTACGTCGAGTCGCGATAATTACCTGCCGGTGCGGTCGAGCACCTTTCCGAACCTGCAACTGTTTGTTCTGGACGAGTCCACGGGGATTGTCACGAAAGTCGGCTATCTCAACTTGGGTAGTGCCCTGCATCCGGTGGTCTTGACCGATGGCCGCGTGATGTTCTCCAGTGGCGAGGCACAAGGATTGCGGGATGACCGGGTCTGGGGGCTCTGGGCGATCTACCCCGATGGTCGCCAATGGGGGCCGCTGATGTCCCCGTTTACGAAGGCCGCGGCGTTCCACTGGCAGACCCAGCTCTCCGATGGCCGTGTGGCTGTCGTCGAATACTACAATCTCAACAACTGGGGTTTTGGGACGCTGCTGGCCTTTGCCTCGCGCATGCCGGACCGGCCTCTGGCCGACCGTATCACCTATTTTGGGTCGCCCGATCCGCGGCACGAAAGTAATCCCAAGGTCGCGTATGGCTACGGGGATGCCGGGAAGACCGTCCGGACCCAGCGCTATAGTTTCAGCCCGCTGCAGATTGAGTCACTGACCAGATTTAGTCATGGCGGGGACCAGGCGAGCCACCTGGTGGGCACCGTTCGTGTCGGCAAAGTGACCCACCCGAGTGCCGCACCCAACAACGATGTGCTCATGGTCTACTCGCCTGGGCCCGTGAATCAGCAAAACCGACCCACGGACAAGCCCACGGTGCATGGGCAGCTGGCTCTCTTGAAAGGGGGCTGGCCAGTCAGCATGCCAGAGCAACTCGTGATCCTCAAGGCCGACCCGGCCTACAACGTGCAACAGCCTAAGGCCGTTGTCCCGTACAAGGCGATCTATGGCCTCGAGGAGCCGGCGACTCTCCCCTGGCTCCCCAACGATGGCACCGCATCCCCGCATCTGCCCGCCGGCACGCCGTTTGGCGTGGTGGGCACGTCCACGTTCTACAAGCACAACGTCGATCCCTGGGACATGAAAGCGCCGGGGGATGTCAGCGGCTCCGCGGTCAATTGGGTCACCCAGGGTGCCAGCGTGGGCTTTACCTCTGACGAGGTGCACAGTGTGCGTATTGTCGTGATGGAGCCTGTCTCGCTGCGCTATCGGGGCCCCAATAATTTTCAGCGCGTTGACAGACTCTTCCTCAATCCGTCGCAGGAGAAACTGCGTGTGCTGGGGGAAATTCCTCTCCGGAAGTGGGACGCCGAGGGCAAGCCCCTCCTCGACGTGGACGGCAATCCCGATACCAGCTTCCTGGCGAAGCTGCCGGCGGATGTGGTCTTCACGTTTCAGACACTCGATAAAGAGGGCTTCCTGCTCAACGCCTCGCAGACCTGGCACCAACTCCGGCCAGGCGAGGTGCGCACGGATTGCGGGGGCTGCCATGCCCATGCCCAGGTGGGCACGGAGTTTGCGCGCACGGCGGCTGCACAGCCGGCCTACCAGGTGCACGATCTGACGCAGACCGTCCCCCAGGATGTCGAGTATGGGCAGGTCAGACCCCTCCTGGAGCGCTATGCGCCTGAGCTTGCGACTTTGAAACCAGGTGAGCTGATTGCCCAGAAAATGACCCCTGAGGAGCAGCAAAAGCCGGTGCTCCCCTTTCGCTCGAAACGCTCAGGGATTGTGCAGCGGCTCACGAGCGCGGGGGCGCCGCCGGACGACATCCGTCTGGTGGCACGCTGGGTCGATCTGGGGGCAACCGTCAACCTCAATGCAACGCACGGCTATTTTCTCCGTGAGACGCGGCCGACGCTGACACTGACCGTGATGCCAGGCCCGGTGCCAGCGCCCGTCAGCTGCCCTCCGGGCTGTGCGCCCATCGCCGCGGTGGCCGTCGTGCGGCCGAGCGTCCGGGTAGGCTATACGAGCGTCTATCAGGATCTCGTGCCCGACAGCCTGGAGCTCACCCACCCCAGTCAGCCTGGGGTCAACCTTGCCAGCCAGTGCCAGCCGGAGAGCCCAGGCGTGTGCGTGCTGCCAGCGCCAGGGCCAGGCGTGCTGACGGCACGGGTGCGGGACGCCAGCGGGAATGAGCAGACGGCGCAGGTTGCTCTGCGCTAAGGAGGGGGCTATGTGGCGATGGGTGGCGGTGGCGCTGTGTCTCCTCGGTAGCACTGTCTGGGCGCAGACGCCTCCGAATATTGTGGTCGTCATCACGGACGACCTGACCTGGAACGAGTTGCAAGATCATGCGCTTGACCCGGCGAGCCCGCACTATCTCCCGGACTATATGCCCAACCTGAAAGCCCTCTTCCAGGCGCAGGGCCTTACGTTCACACGATTCTATGTCACGCAAGGGTGGTGCTGCCCGTCACGAGCGTCGATTTTACGTGGTCAGTACCCACACAATACAGGGATCACCACGCTCTTATTAGGCTTCCAGAATTTTGTGAGCTTCGGCCTGGAAGCCTCCACGGTGGCGACCTGGCTGCACCAGGGAGGCTATACCACGGTGCTCCTGGGCAAATATTTGAATGGGTATCCGATCCTCCCAGGCGAGACGGAGCCGAGCCCCTACGTGCCCCCAGGGTGGTCAGAGTGGTACGGACTGGCGCAGGAATCGGCCTATTACAATTATGACCTGGTTGAGAATGGCACCTTTGTGCACTACGGTACGGCACAAGCCGACTATTCGACGGATGTGCTCAGTGCGAAGGCTATCGATTTTCTCAACCGGGTGGGCAGTGTGCCGTTCTTCATGTACCTGGCGCCCATTGCGCCCCACAAGCCAGCGACCCCGGCAGCGAGGCACACCACGCTGTTTTCCGGCGTGACGGCGCCACGTAAGTCCTCGTTTAACGAAGCGGACATGACCGACAAACCCTGGCCCTACGCGAAGCTGGCGGTACTGACCCCCTCGCAGATTGCCCAAATTGACGCCTTGTATCGCAAGAGGCTGCAAGCGCTCATGGCCGTCGATGACCTGCTGGGTGCGCTCGTCCAGACATTAATGGCGAACGGGCAATTAGCCAACACCTATATTTTCGTGACCAGTGATAACGGCTTCCACTTTGGGGAACATCGCTTGGCGCTGGTGAAAAACCATCTCTTTGAGGAGAGCGTGCATGTGCCCCTCTTTGTCCGCGGTCCTGGGATCCTGCCAGGGACACGCGATCAGCTGGTGCTCAATAATGACCTGGCGGCCACATGGGTCGAGCTGGCCGGGAGTGCTGGCCCCGAGTATGCCATGGACGGCCGGTCCATCGTGCCCCTGTTGGCTCCTATGCCGCCGCTTGCCTGGCGTACGCACGCCTTACTCTTTGGCCTGGTCAATGGCTATGCGACACGGCAGGTGGCAGGGCAGCAGGTGCTCTATGCCGAATTCGAGCGCAAGGGCGTGGCGCCATCGCCGTATAATCGGATGTGGTACGATTTGGATGTAGACCCGTATCAGGAGGTGAATGCGTACGACGCGGTGCACGTGGGTGATCCTGACCGACTGGATCACTCTATCGGCCAATTGGCCGCGCTACGCGACTGTATTGGAACACAGTGCGCCCAGGCCGAGAATCCACCGACCCCCCTGATGACCATGACGGTGACGCCTGACGAGGTGACGGTTGTGCCACAAGCCATGGTGCAATTTACTGCCACGGGAGAGGGGACACCCAATACGGCCATCATCTGGACCACAGAACGTGAGGGAGGGACGATCACCCAGGGCGGGCTCTACAAGGCCCCCGCCCTGCCAGGTTGGTACCGCGTCGTGGCGCTCAGTCAGGCTGACCGGAGTGTGTGGGCGGTGGCGCGGGTGCATGTGGTGCCGTAGCAGGATGTATGAGGTGTTTCTGTGGGGCTGACCCTGATCACGAGTGGCATGGACGACGCAAACGCAACGAGCTATGTGACCGCAGCGGCCTCGCTGACGGATGGTCGCCTGGCGGCTGTGTCTGTGAGTAACGTCAAAACGGGCTCAACCGCAGATATCCCGACGCTTTCGAGCACAGGGCGGACGTGGGTCCAGGTGACTACACATGTCAATGTGGGTGGCCAATGCCGCACCACAATATTTCGGTCACTCAGCGGTACGGGCAGCGGTACGATAACGATTGATTTTGCTGGCAACACGCAATTGGCGTGCCATTGGCACGTCGTCGAAATTGATAATCCCGACGACAGCGGCGGGAGTAATGGCAGCGCCGCGGTGTTGCAGTCGGCGGTCGATAGCGTCAACGCCAGTACCACGTTGACGGCGACGTTTCCGAGCTACGGCAAAGCCACCAATTATGCGCTCGGATCGTTTAGTCACCGGGCCAATGAGGCCACGACCAGCGAGGGGGGCTGGACGCAGCTGGTGAATACGCAGGGGATCTCGCCCGCTCACGCGTTTATGGGGCAGTGGCAGCTCGCGACAGATCTGACCTGCAATGCGACCTATGCCACATCGTCTGCGGGGTCATGTGTTGCCATTGAGGTGCGGACGGCTGGGGGCAGTTTCCTTGGACCGAGACGCGGGGCCCGCGCTCTGCTTGTGCGCTAGGAGGGATACGATGGGCCGTTTATATACCGTCGAGTTTGAGGGGGTGAGTGTCTCAGCCCAGGTCGATTTTTTTGAAGTGAGTCCGGCTGATGATAAGCCGGTAGCGATTCATGGGCTGGAGCTCTATCAGTCATCCGATGTCGGGGATGCGGCAGAAGAAATACTGCGGGTGCGGATCATTCGCGGGCATACGACCGGCGGCTCAGGAGGCGCGGCCCCGACGCCGGCAGCGCTGAATCCCAATGATGCGGCGGCCGGGTTTGCGGCCGAAACAAACAACACGACGATTGCGAGTGTGGGCACGACGGTCAACCTGTGGTCAGGAGCATTCAATATCCGGACTGGCCTGGAGAAATGGTGGACCCCTGAGACGCGTCCGATGGCGGGCCAGGGCAATACGACGGTCGTGGTGCGCCTGATGGCAGCCCCGGCGGATGCCCTGACGATGAGTGGGACGCTGTACGTTGAGGAATTGCTGTAGGAGGCACCGTGGCCACAGGAGTGTTTCGGCGGAGAGCCCCCCGGCAGCGGCGGCGGGTGTGGATCCCCAGTGCGCCGGCGACGGGTCAAACCATCGCCGTGGGCCAGGTCACCGAGACCGACCTGGCCCAGGCCGTCACTTGGGCGCCGCTGACCCGACTCGTGAATCAGGTCACAGAAACGGACCTGGCACAGCCTGTCGCCTGGGCACCGATGTCCCGATTGGTCGAGCAGGTGACCGAGACCGACGTGGCACAGGCTGTCACGTGGGTTATCCAGCGCCTCGTGGACCTCGTGACCGAAACCGACCTAGCTCAGGCGATTACGTGGGCACCACTGACGCGACTGGTCAATCTGGTGACCGAGACGGACGTAGCCCAAGCGATCACGTGGGCGCCGATCCATCGCCTCGTGGGCCTTGTCACCGAGACGGATGTGGCGCAAGCCGTCATATGGTCACCGCTGGCCCGGCTGGTCGATCTGGCGACAGAAGCGGACCTCGCCCAGGCCGTGACGCTGGCCGGTGGGACCGTGCTCGTTGGGCAGGTGACGGAAACCGATCTGGCTCAAGCATTGAGTGGCCTCAAGGCCCTGCTCATTGATCAGGTGACTGAGATCGATGTGGCCCAAGCCATCACCAGCCTGAAAGTGGTGCTCCTCGGCCAGGCCACTGAGACCGATCTAGCACAAGCCGTGCTGTGGAATCCCCAGACACGACTGATTCAGCAAGTGCTAGAGACCGATCTGGCCCAGACCCTGGCAAGCCTCAAAACCGTGCTCCTAGGGCAAGTCACCGAGACCGACCTGGCGCAGAGTGTCAGTTTTGGTGGTTTTGTCGTCACGGTGAATCTGGCCAGCGAAACTGACTTGGCGCAGGGGGTATTGTGGAGTCCACAGACGAGATTGGTGGCACAAGTCAGTGAAACTGATCTGGCCCAAGTCATCACAGTCGTGGCTGGCGTGTTGCGCTATGCGATTTTTGGTACGTGGACGGTGCAGCCCGTGGTCAGTGGAGAATGGACAGTCAACGATACATAAGGAGAGACTATGCTGCTGAAACGCCATTACAATATACCGGCAGGCTGGGCACCGGAGCGGGCCCCGGATGGGACGCTGCTCAACCCGCTTCCGGTGGATCACCTCGAAGTGAAACACACCGGGGTGCACCCAGAACAGAACTTCTCGCGGGGGCTCGTCGATGCAGGCCTTGCCGAGGGCTGGCTCTCGATGAGCCGGGGCAAGATCATCGTACACACGGCGCAGGAAGACCTGGGGTATACCGTGCTGAAGGTGCCAGGCACGTATTGTTGCTCCTGTGACGAGGCGTTAGGGGAAGACCAGTCAGGAGAGACGGGGCGCCGGCATGTGGCGGCAAACCATGCGGGGGAAAAGTCACCCGACCCAAACAACCCGGCGGGGTTTCGGGTCACGAATGCGTATGAATGTGTGCTGGCGAAAGAGCAGCACAGTAAATGGCAGTTTGGTGAGGGGACAGCAGTGCCATATCCGTATCGGCGTGCCAGTGCTCCGACACGCCGGAGACAGATCAAGGAGGAATAGTACATGTCGAACTTCGTCTATAACATCGCTTTGGGGAGAGCCGTCGAGCTTTACAACAGAGTCGATACGAATGATCCGGCGGCCTCGGCACTGGTTATCGTGATTCTCGCCACAGCGGGAATCGAAACAGACGCAGTACTGAAGGACAAAGATGATCTGGCGGCAGTAGTAGCAGGGACAACCAATGAGGTGACCAATACTGGCTATGCGAGGAAGACGCTCACGGATACAGACCTAACCGCCTTTGCGCCAGATGATACGAATGATAGGACTGATATTGATATTCCAGATCAGACCTGGACTTCAGTGGAGGCGGGGGATGGGTGGAGTGATTTTGTTGTATGTTATGATAACGACACGGCTGCTGGTACGGATGCCAATATTATCCCGCTAACACAAGCAGATTTCGTTGTCACCCCAGATGGTTCAAATATAACTGGTCAAATTAGTGCTAGTGGATTTTTTCGTGCAAGTTAGGCATGACTATGATACAATTCTCCAAAAGTCCCCTCTTTTTGGAGAATTGTATGGAGCAAGTATTGCAACGATTTTTGCGGAAGGTAGACATCGTTTCTGGTGGATGCTGGTTATGGAACGGGAATAGATACAGGAATGGCTACGGGCAATTTCGCTTGAGCCAGCCGAGGCGGTGCATGGTCTTGGCTCATCGCTTTGCGTATGAGCAATTTGTTGGTCCGATTCCCGAAGGCAAAGAGCTTGATCATCTGTGTCGTGTGCGGCACTGTGTGCGACCGGACCATCTTGAACCTGTTACGCGCTCAGAGAATTTATTGCGGAGTCCTCTCATTGGGCGGACTCGGAATCATGATACGTGTAAAAATGGCCACATCTGGACACCAGAAACCACCTACATCTATCGTGGGCACCGCTCCTGTCGTATCTGTCGCCGTGCATGGGCAAAACCGTATCAAAAAGCGTTGCGCACAAAACGACGCGGAGGAGTGTCTGCCAACCATAACCCAGACAAGACTCATTGCCCTCAAGGGCATCCGTATGCTGGAGAAAATCTCTATATCGTTCCAACGACTGGGGGGCGGAGATGTCTTATATGCTTTCGAGCAACAAAACATCGTGCCTATTTGAAACGCACAGGCCAGATTGAGAAAGGATAGTCCTAGTGCCCATAGTGTACTTATTATCCGACAACCTGTTACGTGGGGACCAGCTCCGCGCCATCGACGTCGCCACCGGCGAAGAGACGTACCTCACCGCGACGGCGACCGTGCAGGTGACCGTGCAGGACGCCGCCGGGGTGGCCCTCGGCGTGGAGACGTGGCCAGTGGCACTCA